GTGCTGGAAGGTCTGGTCCCGATGCGCTCCGTCAAGGGCACGACCACGATCCAGAACTTTGCGGTGGGTGAATCGACCCTCCAGAAGATTGTCCCGGGCGTGACCCCGAACGGTACGAAGTCGGATGCCTCGAAGGCCAGCCTGACGATCGACACCGTGATCCTGGCCCGTGAATCCCTGCCCCTGCTGGATGTCTTCCAGACCAGCTACGATGCCCGTAAGGAAATCGGCCTGGAGCACGGCAAGAAGATCGGCAAGTTCCGCGATCAAGTCTTCTTCATCCAAGGCGCCAAGGCGTCGCAGGGTACCGAGTCGGCTTACTACCAAGGTTCGACGGGCAAGCCCGCTGGCCATTTCGGTGGCTCGCTGGAAACGCTGGCCCTGGCTGGTGATGCCGCTGACCCGGCGAAGCTGATTGCTGCTCTGGCCCGCCTGCTGGCCAAGATGGAGCTTAAGGACGTTGACCCGCGTAACGACGATGTGGTCCTGGTCTGCAAGCCGGACGTGTTCTACACGCTGTCGCAAGCGGAAACGCTGATCAACGGGGAGTACATCACCGCTGAGGGCAACAAGCTCCAGAACACCGCGATCCTCAAGACCTACGGTGTCCCGGTCCTGTCCAGCAACAACTACGTTGGTGGCGAGACCATCACGTCGCACCTGCTGTCGAACGCCGGTAACTCGAACGCCTACGACGGCGACTTCACCAAGTTCGTCATGACGGCCCTGTCGCCCCGTGCGTTCCTGGCTGGCGAGACCATCCCCCTGACCTCCGCGGTCTTCTGGGATGAGCTGTCGAAGTCGTGGTATGTTGACTCGCACCTTGCGTTTGGTGTGAGCCAGAACCGCCGCGAGTACGCTGGTTCGATCCTGATCCCGTGATCCACGGGTTCTAAGACCCTAGCCCTACCCGACCCCGGGATGGGGCTAGTCCTTAGATTCTGTGCCTTTGCCCCATGCCTTCCCGGTATGGGGCTTTTTTCGTTTGGAGTTCCTATGGCCCTTACCCAACTGGACGTGGTTAACGAGTGCATCGGCCTGTTGGGCGAAGCCCCCCTCACGTCCCTCGACTACCAACACCCCTTCGTCGCCAAGGCTCTGAGCAAGCTGGCCCTGGCTGAGATGGAGATTCAAGCTAAGTGGTACTGGTTCAATGCCAGGGTCACCGAGCTTACCCCGGATACCGTGACCGGTGCCGTGACCCTGCCCGAGCATGCCTGCGAGTTCTTCACCCGCTATGGTACCATGTCTCTGGCCGTGATCGGCGGCATCCTCACCGACCTGGAGTCGGGCGATCCGATCCTGGTCCCGACCACTGGCTACGTGATCTACAACTACCCGCTGGAGCATGCCAACATGCCTCACCTGGGCCAGCTTGCGATCCGTGCCCTAACCCTCCGCCTGTTCCAGACGGACTTTGATTCCGACAGCCAGAAGCGGGGCGACATTGCCCAGCAACTCCAGACCGCCCTGGCCCAGCTCAACGCTATGCACATCCGCCTTTCCCGGGTTAACCTGCTGGAGCGGCCGACCACGGCACTGCCCCGCTTCCTGGCGCGCGGCGTGCGCCCCACTACCCGATAAGGAGATACCATGGCCAAGGTTGCTAGTGCCTATGATTCGGTGCTGGGTGGCGTTAGCCGCCAGCCCCCGGAGCGACGCCGGGAAAGCCAAGCCTGGGAGATGACCAACATGGTCGCCGATCCCCGGGAGGGCCTGACCCGCCGCAACGGTGCGGAGTGGCTCAGTGCCATCATGAGCCAGCCCGTGGCCGGTACCGAAGGTGTGGACCAGCCCGGCTGGCGTTCCACTGACATGACCGTGGCCGGCACGGAGTACAGCCTGACCTACGTCGAGCAGTACCCGGGCGGCTCTGCGGATGACGGGGACCTTATCTGCGTCAACAAGTCCAGTGGTGTGGCCCTGCCCGTTGTGGCGGACCTGGACGACTTCACCTACATTCCGCCCCTAGGCCCCGCCACGGGCCTGGGGCGCTTCGCCGTTTTCGCGCCCGACCTGTCCACGTCCCGCCTGTCGGAGACCAATGACTGGGCTACCGAGGACAACCAGAAGCGGCACCTGATCTGGATTCGGGGCGGGGCTTACTCCCGCACGTTCCGCTTTGCCCTGATCCGGGGCAACGAGAAGTTCTGGATTGAGTACACTACCCTCCAGGCCAGCTACCCATTCACCCTGGATACCACCGACATCCCGAGCAATGACCCGGACTACACCCGCAAGGTGAATGACCGGACCAACGCCTACAATTCGGCGGTCAACGACTGGATCGGTAAGGCCCTGGCTGACGTGCAGCCGGCCAACATCGCGGGCCGACTCAAGGATGAGTTGATCCTCTCTGGCTTCCTTGGCCCGTCTGGGTCGGTGGAAGTTATCGGGACCAACATCTGCATCACTGACCCCTCGGTCGAGGATGTGGAAGGGGACGACAGCGGGGACAGCACCCTGCTCCGTGCCGTGGGTAACACCGTGGGGGCTGCACCCCTGCTTACGACCTACGGATTCCCCGGCAAGATCGTCCGCATCCGACCCAACGAGAACAGCGAAGGCAATGTCTTCTACCTCCGGGCCGTGGCCAAGGACAACAGCACGGGCAAGTTTACCCAGGTCACCTGGGAAGAGACTGCCGGTACGTCCACCACGACTACGGCCAAGCTGGTCCTGTGGTTCGCCACGGTCCACGATGGGGTCTGCTACCTCGTCGACACCCCGGCCAAGGTTCGTGCCCTCCTGGGTACGGAGTTCCCGGACTGGACCGAGCGCGAGGCGGGGGACACCCTGTCCAGCCCGATCCCGCAATTCTTCTCCAATGAGATTACCTGCCTCTTTATGTTCCAGGATCGTTTGGGTATCGTGGCCGGGGCGAACATCTCCCTGTCCAAGCCCGGCGATTACCTGAACTTCTGGCGCGGGTCGGTCCTGACCATTGCCAACAATGACCCGGTGGAGTTCATCATCATCGGGGGAGAGGACGACACGATTCGCCGGTCGATTACCTATGACCGCAACCGTGTCCTGTTCGGGGACAAGAAGCAGTACATCCTGAACGGCCGGGAACAGATGAGCCCGCTGACGGCTACGGGTATCGTCATGGCCGAGTTCCGCAACGCGGCTGCCGTGCCTCCGGTCCTGATCGGCAACCTCATGTTCTACGCCACCACTGGCGGGGACGGGGTAGCCCCTGGCATCCATCAGTTCCAGCCGGGTCCCATTACGGAGAGCCCGGAGTCCAACGAGGTAACCCAGGCGGTCCGCCCGTACCTGGAAGGGGAAGTGGTCGAGCTTATTGCTGACACGCAGAACAAGATTCTGTTTGTCCGCACGGCCGACGCACCCCTGAGCCTGTTCGTCTACCAGTACCAGGACAACCCTGCGGGTACTGAGCGCCTGTCCGATGCATGGCATCGCTGGGACTTCCCCGCTTCGGCCGGGTCGATCCTTGGCGTGGCCACTAGCGGCAAGGGCCTGCTCATTACCTTCGGCCAAACCCTGACCACGCCGGTAGCCCGGGGATTCATCATCGCTCGTGTCAAGCTGAACGAGTGGACTGGCCCCTACCTGGACCTGTACCGGGACCAGGGCGAGACCTTCAACGGCGCCCGGGACTTCGATGTGGACCCCGGCCTGATCGGCGGGGCTGGCTACATCCTGAACCCTGGCCGGGACATCCTGGTCCAGTGGGGCAACTTCGGCCTGGACGTGGCCCCGGTGTCTGCGGACATCGCCGTGGTCACCAAGACTACCCTGGCCGGGACGGTCGTCACCCCGCCCGTGGCTCAGAGCAGTAGTGCCCTGGCCTGGGCTGGCGAAGTGTTCGACTCATGCTGGACCCCTAGCAGCCCGTTCATGCGGAGCCGGGAGGGCCAGCCCATCCTGGATGGACGCCTGACGATCATGTCGGTCCGGCCCATCCTCAAGAACACCGGGGGCATCCGCCTCATGGTGCACGAGAAGGACCAGCTTTGCTGGGACCGCGAGTTGTTTGTCAACGGTTCACCGGAGTAAGATATGTTTCCAATGTGGCTTGCAGTGGGTAACCCGGGCAACCCGCTCGGTGTAGGTGACCCAACTGGGACCACCTGGACTGAGGGTGACGGAGAGGACGGCACTTGGTCTGATGCTGTCTGGATGGAGGGCCGGGCCTTTGTGTCCGGTCTAGATATAGTGCGCGGGCAGGTTAGCGATGACGGGGAGAATTGGTCCTTTGTGTCCATGCCTTCCCGGCCACACATCGCCTGCGCGTGGAGCCCGGAGTTGCAACGCCTAGTCACGGTTGACGTGGGCGGATCGTGCTACTCCACGGACGGGATCAACTGGTCCTCTGGGACCGGCCTCCCATTCGGCTCCGGTACTTGGTCCGCGGTTGTGTGGGGTGGCGGTCAGTTCGTCGCCGTGCACGCCGGGTCCAGTCAGGCCGGGTTCCAAGCCGCGACCAGCCCGGACGGTATTACCTGGACTATCCGGAGTACCCCGCTGATTACCGGCTTCCCCGCGTCCGGGGTGCCGTGGCGGGACATTGCCTACGGGAACGGAACCTATGTGGCCGTGGCCCAGGGCAACACTCTGGGCGGCTCGCCTCAGATCATGACCAGCCCGGATGGGATCACCTGGACTGCGGCGGACAGTATCTTCCCTAACAATTGGTGGACTGCCATCACCTACGGGGCCGGGCTGTTCGTGGCCCTGTCCTGCGGGTGGAGCAACTCCAACAACGGGAGCGATCCTCTTATCATGACCAGCCCGGACGGGTTTACCTGGACCGCCCGGGTTGACCCGATCCGCCAGCCCTGGCGCTGCGTGCGGCACAACGGCGAGCGGTTCGTGGCCGTGGCTAGCTCTGGCGGCCCCGAGGCTGCCGACCAGCGTGGCATGCAATCCCTGGATGGCATCACCTGGACCACGATCACTGGTATGCCTGTCAACTCCTGGTCCGGGGTGGCATGGCTAGGCGACCAGATCATCCCGCCCGAACCTCCGGAGCCTATCGGCTGCTGCCCGCCCCTCCCGCAACGCGAGGCCGGGGACTGCGGCGACACTAGCTGCGGCCGGGCCTTCTCGGAGACTACCCTCTCCTGGTCGGATACGGTAAAGACTGACGGGGAGTACACCTTCCCGGAGGCACGCCTCTACCCTGTGGAGACCGTCCTCGCTTCCCTGCCGATTGGCCGGAACAATGAGGAATACCGCCTGACCCTGGGTTCAGTCCTGTGGGCACCGCTGACCATCGCTGGCCTGGAATGGACTGGCCAGTATTTCAACAACACCCGGAGGACGCTGTAATGGCCGACAACACAATCGACGGCTGGCACACCACCAACGTCCCCGGGGACTACGGGCCGCACCCCACCATCCCGGAGCCGGTATACACGCTGTACCCTGACGGTAAGCGGCTGGCCTTCCTGGATGCGGATAACCCCAACAGCGGGACGGGGATTAGCTACTACTCTGCCGGCGCTCAGACCACTGGTAAGGCATATGTAGAGCTGCTGTTCAACTCCATATCCTCCCCCGGGACATCTGGCTTCGGTCTGATGGGACACAACGCGGGGCCGGAAGCCCTGGAGTTCACCACCTTCCCCCGGGCTGGTAGCCACACATACAAGCTATCGTTCAGCGGCGGGTTCCGGGTCGGGGACTTCTTCTCCTATGTGGACGAAGATGATGACGGCCCGTTCGAGAGCTATAGCGGCTCCGCCTCCTGGGGTGGGACCAACTGGACGGCAGGCACCCGGTTCGGGATTGCCGTGGACATGGATGCTAAAACCATCCGGCTGTTCAACAATGACGTGGAGTTCGTGGTCCCGGAGTTTGCCTGGGATATCGATGTGCCCATGCGTATCTTCGTATCCGGCCGGGAGGGGTTCGACGTGACCATGCTCTCCACCGGGGCGGACCTAGCGGACTCGGCTACCATGCAAGCCCTGGCTGCCGAAGGCTACACCCCGTGGGTCTACGAGCCGCCCATCCCGTGCTGCCCGCCCCTGCCCCAACGGGAAGAAGGCGACTGCGGGGATACCTCCTGTGGCCGGGCCTTCAAGAAGGTGGATGTCTCCTGGTCGGATACGGTCAAGCTGGACGGGGAGTACGTGTTCCCTGAATCCCGGCTGTACCCCGTCGAGACCGTGCGAACCACGGTGCCCATCGGGCGGGAATCGCGCGGCTACCGGCTGACCCTTGGGTCCGTTCTGTGGTCCCCTCTCACTGTGGCTGGTCTGGAATGGACTGGCCAATACTTCAACAACACCCGCCGAACCGGGTAAGGAGATACTATGGCGAATGATGCCCTCCCCCTGCCCACCGGTGGGGACCAGGAAAAGCAGCAGGGGTCCAACGGGTACGCGCAAGCCTCCTGGGCTGCGTTGCAACTCACGGCCGCCCTGGCTCAGGGCTGGCTGGAGCGGGGCCTGACCAAGAGTGCCAACAAGGTGGCCCGTGCCAATGCCGATGCACAGAACACCGTGCGGAAGGCCCAGAACGAGCTACAGGCCGCCGAATCCAGCTACGCACGCTGGGCTCAGTCCGTGTCCAATCAACGCCGCCTGCGGGTCGCTGGCAAGCAGGCTGAGGCCGCGCAGCAATCCATGGCCCGCCTCCAGGACCAGCGCGCTGGCTCCGGGCTGGCCGCTCGGGTCCGCGCTGCGGAGGAACAGGGCGCCCTAGCGGCCCGTTCCAGCTTCGCTGGGATCGCGGGTAGCTCGGCTGACATCGTGGCCGGCACCGCTGCCCTGCGGGCTGCCATTGTGGGCGAGCAGGAACAGCGCACCGGGGAACAGCAGGAGTTCGAGATTCGGGAACGGGCTGGCCGAGTCATCGGCGATGCCATCCAGGGTCTGGACAACACTGCCATCCTATCCAACCTGGACATGAACAAGAGCCTTGCGACCCAGAAGATCAACACCACGACCGCCCTAGGGGATGCCATGGCCAGCGGTGCCGACTTCGGCGCCATCATCCGGGTATTCGCCGGCAACAAGGAGAAGTCCGCCCCTACCCCGCCAACGGCGCGAGTGGGTTCCGTTACTGCGGGTGAACTGATCGGCCAAATGCCGCGCGCGGATTACAGCTTGGGCACGGAACGTCGGCCCCAAGGTTTCCGCGCACCGGACAACTTTCAATTCCAGATTTAAGGAGACACCATGGCTGACTCATATGCCGTGAACCCGGGCGACACCGTTGCTGCGGCGGGTGGGGAAGCTGTGCCCCTCCGGGCCGGGACCTCTGGCGGGGGCCAAGGCTACGGCCTGACCCTGGGCCAGCAGCCCGAGACCCGGGGCCTGGGCTCCGAGATTGGCGCCCTGCTGAAACTCGGGGAGAAGATTCTCGCCCCGAAGATCAAGCAGGAACAGGAAGCCCAGTTCGCTGCGGGCATGTACCGGGTCGCCCAGGGCGAAGCCGTGGCTGACATCGCCAAGGACGAGGGCGAAGCCTGGACCTCCGTGTGGGGTCCGAACTATGTGGTGGAGGGTGCCCGGGTTGGGTCCGCTTCCAGCAAGGCTAACCTCCTGGCCTCCGAGGCTGAGGGGAACATGGAGACCCTGGCCCTCCAGACTCCTGAGCAAATGCAGAAGTGGTACACCAACCGGGTCAAGGAGATTGGCGGGGACGATCCTCTATTCGTAGGCATGGCCATGAAGGAAGGCGCCTCGGTGTTCAAGCAGCACTCCAAGCTGCGATACCGGCATCTCCAGAACGAGGCCAACACGGCTGACCGTACCAACATCGCCACGACCCTGGGCCGGTATGAGTCCAAGCTCCGGGAAGCCCAGGAAGACCCCTCCCGCTATAGCGAGGCCGACCTGGCCGAAGCCGGCTGGGAAGCCCTGGACGTGCTGCTCCCTGGTCTGGGCCAGAACCCGCTGACCAAGCAGCAGAACGTGGTCGATGCCGTCAAGGCCCTGGCCACCACGGGCAACTTCCGGGCCATCGCCGCCCTCCAGAAGGGGATCGGCCAGGACGAGAAGGGCCAGCCCATCAAGCCCCTGGCTAACCTGGACCCGAAGATTCGGGACGACCTGGAACGGACCCTCCGGTCCGAGGGCGCTAGCTGGAACTGGAAGTCCGCCTCGGATGCCACCATTGGCAAGGTCCAGGCGTTCTACTCCAATGCCCACTTGCTGGATGCGGTCGAGGCCAAGCATGAGATCGAAGCGATCAACAAGGCCCACGCTGCGGAGACCGGGATCGATACTCCCCTGATGTCCAACCAGGACGCGATCCGGGAAGCCCTCCAG